TTCCAGACCTTCCATTTTAGTCGCCATAGCTGCAAGGTGCATCTTAGACATACCTTCCATCTTTTTGTACATGGCGTTGATCATTGCTGCCTTTGTCTTGGGCGCGCCGTTAGGCTCGTCCTTATTTGCGGTATCACCTTTACGCTTAGGTGCGGGTTTAGTCGCATCCCCAGCTTTATCAGTGGCCGCAATTGACTGCTCTTCATCTCCTACCGGCATTTTCTGAGCACTTGCTTCCTCGATTTCTGGAAGCTCGATGTTTTGGTCTACATCAGACATAACATTTTACTCCTAATAGTTAGATTTTAACAACGAGAGGAAACGCTTGTACTCTCGAACCTGCTTCTCGTAGAGATGCTTTGTCGGAGTGGTTAGTATTTCAGTCTCCATATTTTCAATGACTTGAGGTTCTATAACACCATTGTTCCATACCCAATCAACACCTTCCATGATACCATTTACAAAGGCACCAGGACGGTATTAAGAATGAAGTCGTCACGAACATACATCGTGCCGTTCTTCGACTCAAGACTACCCATGCCACGAGTTGACACACCTAGTTGAACACCACCTTCAAGAAGACCTTTAACAATCTTACCCATTGGAGTATCCAATATTTGTGCCTTTCCTACCACATCCTTTCCCTCGAACTTGAGGTCTGTGATGAGGTGTGAAACTTTGTCTAAGTTAACGGTTGGCCCTTCAGGGTGGTTTAGTTCCCCTACCGCACGTTTCTTAGATACTTGTTCATCAACATAACGACCTACTGCCCTTTCCATAATTGCTTTAGGGTAGATACGTCCGTTACGATTCTTTTGGTCTGCTTGTGCAAACACACCTTCGATGACATAATTCTTGTCACCGTTTTCTTTTTTCTCAACGATACACTGGATATCGTTTTCTTGATATTCTGCGATTAGTTTCATTAGAACTCCTTTGCGAAAGCTAAACCAGCTTTCTCCGCTTCTTTTTGTGTCCGGAAGGTATCTAACTTGTCACCATCTATGTATGTAGTGAACTTACCTTTCTCTTTGTGCACCATAACAGTGTGACGGTTTACCTTCTTGTCGAACACATGTTCGCCAGGCGGCATACCTTTAGATCTTTTCTCTCGGATAGATTGAAACGTTTTCATAAGAAACCTTTAGTCTTGTACAGAATATTTATACATATTCGGATCTAGACTTCGTCCTCATCTGACTCTTCCTCATCCGACTCTTCTTCATAGTCTTCTTCGGGTTCGGACTCATCTTCCACGTCTTCTACGTCCGGTTCGATGTCCGATTCAACTTCTTCGTCGTCACCGTCGCCATAAAGGTTAGATGCAATCTTGACCTTTGCTTGATCCATTGCATCTTGAAGTCGATCATTGACCATGTCTTTAAACTGCGACTCTGCGCCGACAAAGTTCTGATCTTCTACGGACTTTAAAAAGTCTGCAATCGGGTTTGGTGCATCAATAGGATCTGCTTCAACTTCAGCTACAACTACGTCATCATCTGGCATTATTAAGACTCCTCATCTTTTTTATCATCTTGATCTACCGGTGCCTTTTTAGGTTCCGGTTTCTTAGGTTCCACAGGTGGTTTACCCACAGGTGGTTTTTCTTCTTTCTTATCATCCGGATCGTCAATCTCTCCAGACGAAATCTCGCCGTTGATCTCTTTCTCCATCGTCTCGATGTCTTCATCAGAGAAACGCATGACATTACGCATCATCCATTCTTTAGATATGTATTCACCCACGAACCCTACCATCTCGTTCATGAGTCCTGCACGTTCTCTGTAGATCTCCATTTCCTTCAGTTCGGTGAAGTGATTATCACGAACGAAGTCAATGTATATATTGTCCTTCCACTCTTCCCAATCTTGTTCTGTGATGATAGACTTGAGAACTAGTTGTTTTCTCAGAATACCAAGGAACAGATTCGCGAACCTTCTGCGTAGTTTGTCAATAAACTTCTGGAACTTCACTTCGTCTCTGGAGATCTCAGTAGACCTACCTAAAGAGAACTGTGATTCTTGTTCCAAACGATTCACTGGGACATTCAGAGAACGGTATAGTCTCTTCTGGAAATAAATGATATCATCTATCTGTCCCAGATTATCGCCGCCTGGCAGTGTTGATATCTCTGTACCACGTCCACCTTCTTTACGTGGTAACCAGAAGTCTTCAAGCATACTCATATGCTTACGGTCATCTTTGAGTTGACCAGTACTCGCATCATAGACTAACTTGTTACGATACTTCGCCATGATGTCTTTCATGTATTCGTTTGCCTTACCACGTGGCATGTTACCCACATCAATATAGAATATACGACGCTCGGGTGCACGTGCAAGACGATAGATCACAAGACTGTCTTCCATCATACGCAACTGGTTGATGGGTTTTAGTGCCTTATGTAGGTGTGACAGGATCTTCTTTCTAGACTCATCCAGTACACCAGATGTCACATAACTGACAGCGTCCATATACAGTTTGACAGATGAGTTGGTCTGGCCGGGTTTCTCATCATAGACGTAAAACTCTTCTACCCTATCAACTATCTTAACATTGGTCTTTTGATCTTTCTTATACTTAATTTCTTTTACTTTGCGAACCCGTGCAGCATCGATGTGACGGATCTCTTGTATACCTGCTTTTAGGT